CTTCGTGGAAAACAGCCCAGCGATTGTTGTTCGCGGACTCGGTCGAGTGCTTGGAGACCTTTCCGAGATGGGGTTTGATGCGCGCTGGGGAGTGCTGGGAGCTTGCCATGCCGGCGCTCCACACAACCGAAAGCGCATCTGGATCGTGGGTCACGCCAAATGCGCGCGATTGGAAGGACAGCCCAAACATGGCAACCGTTCGCAAGGACGGAAAAAACAAAGTCGATCAGACGCCTCGCCAAGTATTCCAGTTTTGGAGGAGTCCGCAGGCGCGCGACTGGAAGAATGCTTCAACAATAGCGGAACGGGGGGGGCACACCTTGAACGCGCCAGACCAAGCGCTGGCACACTTTGGGGGCCGTGGGGAACGGCAGTCGCCGAAACCGGAGACGACGGCTCGATCCGCTTCATACAACCCGGAATTTGCGGAGTGGCTAATGGCGTGGCCAATCGGGTGGACAGACTTAAAGCCGTTGGAAACGGGCAGGTGGGATGCGTGGCTGCACTCGCATGGCGTCTCCTCGGCGGACCCCGATAGCACACAACCGCACACACCCGCATGAAATCCGACCAGCAATTCCTCGGCGACTTGAGCGCCAGCCGGCGGGCGGTCAACGACTTTGCCGACAAGCTGCGTCAGACCGGCATGCAAGTCTGGCTGCCGCCGCAGCGCACCCGCCCCGATGCGACCGTGCGCGAGCAATACGCCGACAACGGCGACTTGATGGTGCAAGGCCGCGTCGAGCACAAGGTCCGCACTAACCTGCATTTCACCAACCGAGACGATTACCCGTATCCCACGGTCATCGTGGACGAGGCATACAAAGTAGACGCCAAAGCCGACACGCCGGTCTTGGCCTATGTCATCGAGAACGCCACCCGCACCGTGGCCGCCGTCGTCTATGGCTGGACCCGCAAGCATTGGCGCGTCGAGGAAGTCTACGACCCCAAGCAGGGCCGCAAGTGCCGCAATTATACGGTTCCGAAGCAGCATGTGCGGTTCTGCGAACCAGCGGAGGCATTCGCATGACTTTGCGCAAAGGAGAACAGGGGCCGCAAAACAATGGTCTTGGTGGACCGTGCGCAATGCGCCGCGCCTGCCGATGCGCGGTGGCGGCACTGGGGGGTGCTGCCACCACTTCTTTACGATGAGCGACAAGAAATCAACGCCACGCTCCCGCTTCACCCCGACACCGCATCCGGTGATGAAGCTCCCGCCCAAGGACGTGCTCTTGGCCATCGGGCCAGAGAAGGGCTGGGATCTGCTGCTCAAGCGCGAAGAACTAATCCTCAAGGAAAAGGTCGACCCTTACCGCTACGGCTACCGTCCGCCGATCTGGAACAAAGCCAGCGAACTTCTGGAGCAGCACAGGGAGATACTTGTCATGGGCGGCAACAGGTCCGGCAAAACCGAATGGGCCGCACGCGAGGTCATTCATCGGCTATACCACAAAAAGCAATCCGTCGCTTGGTGCTTCCAGACGACCGCCCCCAACAGCATCGAGATGCAACAACCCCGCGTCTTCAAGTATCTGCCGGCCGACTGGCGGCAGGCGCGCAAGGGCACGGTGACAAATATAACATATTCGGTTAAAGGGGGTTTTACAGAATCCAAGTTTGTCGCCCCCAACGGCAGCCAATGCGTTTTTCGCAACTACGCACAGGACATCAGCACCATCGAGGGCGGGGAGATTGACATTGCATGGTGCGATGAGTTGGTGCCGCTGGATTTCTTGGAAACCCTGCGCTTCCGCCTGCTCGACCGCAACGGCGTGCTCATCGTCACGTTCACCCCTATTGAGGGCTACTCCCCCACGGTCAAGGACTACCTCACGGGCGCAAGTGCCGTGGAAGAAGTTGACGCCGAGCTGCTTCCTAAGTTTGAAGATCGCCAAGGCGAGAAGGTCATTGTCGGCTACGAGAAAGTGCCCATCGTCCAATCGGGGCGCAAAGGACGGCCGATTATTTACTTCCAGACCAAAGGCAATCCTTGGGCCGGATGGGAGCGCATGCAACAAGAGCTACGAAACGAGACGCGAGAGAAGATCCTTTGCCGCGCGTATGGCGTCCCGACTCGCTCGATCAACAACCGCTTCCCCCTGTTCAACGACAAAGTCCACGTCATCAAGCATGAGTGGATTCCCAAAGAAGGCACCCGCTACCAGTTTGTCGATCCGTGTTCCGGAAGGAACTGGGCGATGATCTGGGCGCTATTCGACAAAGCCAACCGCTGCTTTATTTACCGCGAATGGCCCTGTCCTAACGAGTATGTCGAGGGCGTTGGGTATCCTGGCATGTGGGCCGAGCCGGACGGCAAGAAGGCGGACGGGCGCCAAGGCCCCGCGCAAAAAGACTTTGGCTTCGGGCTGGAACGCTATGTCGAAGAAATCCGCCGCGTAGAAAACGGCGAGCGCATCTTTGAGCGCTGGATGGACAGCCGCTATGGCAACGCGCAGACCTTGGCCAAAGAGCGCCCGACCACACTGATCGAAGAGATGGGCGACCTCGGCATGGACTTCACCGCCACGCCGGGAGACACGATTGATGAAGGCGTTGCCCTCATTAACGACTGGCTGCATTACGACACGCAGAAGCCGATCAGCGCCCTCAACCAGCCCAAGCTCTACATCAGCGAAAACTGCCAGAACCTAATCTGGTGCATGAAGGAATGGACCGGTGCGGACGGTGCCAAAGGCAGCAGCAAAGACTTCCCTGACTTAGTTCGCTACCTTGTTCTTTCCGGCTGTAACAACGTCGAAGGCGACATCCTGCGCCCGCGTGGAGGAGGGAGCTATTGATGAAGGTTTCCCGCGGCGACTGCCTAGAGGTCTTGCGCACCATGCCCGACGCCAGCGTGGATTCCATCGTCACTGATCCGCCCTACGGCCTGAGCTTCATGGGCAAGCGCTGGGACTATGACGTGCCAAGCGAAGATATATGGCGCGAGTGTTTGCGGGTGCTCAAGCCGGGAGGGCATTTACTGGCGTTTGCCGGCACTCGCACACAGCACCGCATGGCCGTCCGCATCGAGGATGCGGGGTTTGAGATTAGGGACATGATTGCGTGGGTTTATGGCAGCGGGTTTCCGAAGTCGCTGGATGTAAGCAAGGCGATTGATAAGGCGGCTGGCGCGGAGCGCGAGGTTGTTGGGACAAGAACGGACGGCAGGGGGAAGTCTCATCAAAAGATCAATAATCACGGCCAAGGTGATACAGGCATCGGACACGCCGATGGCTCGAAACAAACATATTGCGAAACCGCGCCAGCCACCGAATCCGCCCGCCAATGGCAAGGCTGGGGCACCGCCCTAAAGCCCGCGCTGGAGCCGATCACCGTAGCCCGCAAGCCGCTTATCGGCACCGTGGCCGCAAACGTGCTGGAGCACGGCACTGGGGCGCTGAATGTGGATGGGTGCAGGGTGGATGGAGTAGTCACGACAAACCCACTTGTCCGCAATGTCGGCGGATTTGGAAGCGGCGGGCCTTCGAATCAAACACACCCGCCAAAGAGCGTTGTGTCGCAAGGCCGCTGGCCCGCCAACCTGATTCACGACGGCAGCGACGAGGTGGTGGGGTTGTTTCCGCAAACTGGCGTATCAGCGGGAGGAAGGTCTGGTCACACAGCGGCGTATTCTGGCGGATTCAAGCAAGAGCATTACGGTGACGCCAAGCCGGGTTTTGGAGATTCCGGCTCTGCCGCCCGCTTTTTTTACTGCGCCAAGGCAAGCAAGAAGGATCGGGATGAGGGGCTTGATATGTCGCCCGACCGGTTTATGGCGGCAAGCAATCAAGCGCAAGCACAGCTAAAGCGTGGGATTATCCATGAAGCTGAAAGCGGTGTTAATACGGTCAAGGTTCGCAAAAATAATCACCCCACGGTCAAACCCACCGCGCTCATGCGCTACCTCTGCCGCCTCGTCACGCCGCTCGGCGGCACTGTGCTTGATCCCTTCATGGGCAGCGGCAGCACTGGCAAGGCGGCTGTGCTGGAGGGCTTCAACTTTGTCGGCATCGAACGCGAGGCGGAATATGTGGAGATCGCCAAGGCGAGGATCGCGGCGGCGGAAGCGAAGCGCGGTGAGATGTTGCCGATGGAAGTGGAGGCGGCATGAGCAAGCGCGACCAACTTTGGAGCGACCTCACGCGGCGCAATCCGCGCCTATTAAATGATCCGCATTTCACCACGGCTGGGCTGCGCAAGTTTTTTGAGAAGGTCTATGACGCTGGATTCGATGCCGGCACGCTGGCCGCGCAGCCGCCGCGCATGAGCGGAGCTTCGGGTGCGTCGGCTTTTGAGGAGATTTTCGGAGGGTTTCGCCGATGAGCATCTCCGGCGTCGTTCCCCCACCGCCGCGCGTGCGCCCGTGGCGTGGTCGCAGCAAGGAGCCGCCGAAGTGCGGGGTCTGTAGCAAGCAGCTTCGTATCGACGACATCCATGGCGTGGACCCTCAGCTGGGTCCCATCTGCCGCGAGTGCGGGCCGCATGTCGTGGCCGCCAACAGGCTACTGCATCCCTTTTGGGTGTAGCGACATTCGCTATTCGCAAACCCCGAACACAAACAGCTTAAAAATTATGTTATTCGCAAAAACCAAAACCATCCCCCTCGACCGCTACACTGTAAGCACCGACTTTGACGCCGATGGCGCCCTCGGCTTTAGCCGAGACAAGGCCCCCGCTGCGTTTCTTTCTGTGATGCTTAACATTCAAGACCGCATCGCCGACGCCGCCACCTTAGTTGCCGCTATGGCCACGGCCAAGGAACCCGGCTACCTTGCCCATGCTGCTGGGCAGCTTAACGCCTTGCAAGAATTGTGGGACGACATTGAATCTCGCCGCGCGGATGCCTCGCGCTTGGAGTAGCTGCATACTTTTTGCGCAGTAGTTCAAGCCACGTTTGAACTATCGGCCATAAATGAAGCAAGACTCCATCTGCCGCCGCCGCTCTAAACATTCCCGAGCTATACCTTTTCGGGGCGCTCAAATTCACACACCTCTGTCGGCGACCGGTCGCTATACCCGCTCGGGAACTGTTGCAAACTGTCTGACCTTGCACGCAACGTCCTACGGTTTGTCACAAATTTTCCACACAGAAAGTGACTAAAAGTGTCACTACTTGTGCAGAAGTGTAGCTGATTCTATCCGGTTTGCCTTAGAAATCC